GGAAAGCCTACACAAACTGTAAACAATAACAATACCCACACCATTAACGACTTCGATATTACTAAACTCTATGATTCTAAAACATAGTAAAAAATGGGGGGCATTAGGTAATGATACACGTTTCTTTATTATAACAGGTGGTCGTGGTTCTGGAAAGTCTTTTGAGGTTGGTAGATTTACTAACCTTTTATCATTTGAGAATAACCACAAAATACTATTCACACGTCAGACAATGACATCTGCACACCTTTCAATCATTCCAGAGTTTCAAGAGAAGATAGACCTACTAAAACTTAACGGACATTTCGAGGTTAAACGTGGACTAATAGAAAACACTTCATCTAAGAGCGAAATAATATTCAAAGGCATAAAGACTTCATCAGGAGATCAAACAGCAAATTTGAAGTCCTTACAAGGTATTACTACATGGATATTAGATGAAGCAGAAGAACTAACAGATGAAGAAACGTTTGACAAGATAAATTTAAGCATAAGACAAAAGGGTGTTCAGAATAGAGTGATACTAATATTAAACCCTGCATCAAAAGAACATTGGATTTATAAAAGGTTCTTTGAACGTGCTGGTGTTCAAGAGGGTTTTTGTGGTGTTAAAAATAATGTTACCTATATTCATTCTACATACTTAGATAACTATGATAACCTTGACCAATCTTTTATAGATGAGATTGAATACATTAGAGATACAAACCCTGTTAAATACAATCATGTCGTTCTCGGAGGCTGGTTAGACAAAGCAGAGGGTGTTGTATTATCTAATTGGAACTATGGAGATTTTAACCCTGATGACTTACAAACATCATTCGGACAGGATTTTGGGTTTTCAATAGATCCGAGTACATTGGTAGAAGTAGCAATAGATAAGAAACGCAAAAAGATATATGTTAAAGAGCATTTATACAAGCCTAAACTAACCACAAGCGAGATAGCAAAGATAAACATTTCATGTGCTGGTGAGCGATTAATAATAGCTGATAGTGCAGAGCCTAGACTTATAAATGAATTGTCTTTCCAAGGTTGTAAGATAATACCAACTAGAAAGGGTGCTGGGAGTATATCAGCAGGTATAGCATTAATGCAGGACTATGAAATAATTGTAGAGCCTAATAGTTTAAACATTGCTAAAGAGTTGAATAACTATGTGTATGCAGATAAGGGTGCTAAACTATATGTAGATAACTTTAATCATGCAATAGATGCTATTAGATACAATGTATTTTATCATCTTGCTAGTGGTGGTGCTTCCGATATAAGATAAAAAAAAGCCTACCTTTTACAGTAGACCTTTTTCGCTATTAATCAAAAACACTATAATGATGCAAAACATTACAAACCAAATATAAGCAAATATATTTAATAAACAAACGAAATAACAAAAAAGGTTAAAAATAGTTTTAAATAGTATGAAGATTAAGATACCAGAAAACATATCAGATATTACTTTAGATCAATACATGAAGTATACTAAATTAATAGAGCGTACTGATTTAAGTGAGTTTGAATTGAATAAAAGATTAGTTAGTATATTCTGTAATATATCTATTCATAAAATGGACTATGTAGATGCTAAAGATTTTGTTTCATTAGTAGAAGATATATCTAAGGCTATAAACCAAGATGCAGAGTTCACTAATAAGTTTACGCTTAATGATACTGAATATGGTTTTATACCAAACTTTGATAAGCTAACAAGTAAAGAGTTCTTTGATTTGTCGTTCTGGTGTAATGAAGATATGAATGATAACTTAAATAGAATAATGGCTATTCTTTTTAGACCTGTAAATGGTGTAGATGCTTTTGGTAATTATACTATTGAAAGTTATGATGGCACAGAAGATAGAGCGGTAGCATTTATGCAAATACCAATGAATGTTGTAAATGGTGCTTTGGTTTTTTTTTCGAGTTTAGCGAAGGAATTAAGACTAAGTATCCAGAAATTTACGAATCAGGTACAAGCGAAGGAGGCTCAGCATCAGACTACTTTTCAAAGTGGGGATGGTATGCAACTTTAGATGATTTATCTAAGGGTAAGTTATGGAAACAAAAAGCAATATTAGAAAGTAATGTTTATGAGATGCATACTTATTTAGCACATAAGTTTGATAAGCAAAAGTTAAAAGCAGATTTAAGACGTGGTAAAAACGTAATGAGATTATGAATCAGTATACAGAATTATTATATTATATTAAACAACTTGCAGAGGAAGATAGTTTTGTTAATACAGTTACGCAAGGTGAATTTGATAGGCTAGACTTAGACAAGGGTAATATATTCCCTTTAGTTCATGTGCAAATTAACAACGGTAATTTCACTAACGGTCAAGTAGTAAGGTTTAATATACAGATAGGTTGTTTTGCTGTGCGTGATGCTAACAACGAGGTTAATAATCAAACAGGAATAGATAAGTTTTGGTTACAGGATAATGAAGTAGATAACATGAATGAAACATTAGCTGTATTAAATAGAATGTGGTTAAAGATGTATACCGATTTTGAAGAAAACAATATAAAAGCATCAGAAAATCCTAGTATAGACCCACAATATTTTACTAGAACTAACCTTTTAGATGGATGGATATTGACTTTTGATGTAGAAGTTCCCAATACGGTATTAAATTTATGCGTTAACCCATGAGTGTAAAGAAAGCATTAGATGATTTTGGCAGTTATGTAGTCCAACAGAGTAGAACTAACTTAACAAAGGAGGGTAAAAACACTACTAAAGGACTATATAACAGCCTTGAATATAATATTAATGTATCTAAGAATAGTTTTCAGTTAGATATATCTATGGCAGATTATGGAAAGTTTGTAGATAAGGGTGTTAAAGGTTCTAAGAGTTCAGCAAAAGCACCTAACAGTCCATTTAAGTACACAAATAAAATGCCACCATCAAAGGCTTTTAATAATTGGGTTGTTAAGAAAGGGTTTGCACCTAGAAATGAAAAAGGACAGTTTCAAAGTAGAAAGAGTTTACAATTTGCTATTGCTAGAAGTATATTTTTAACAGGTATTAAAACAACTAATTTTTTAACCACACCTTTTGAAAGAGCATTCAAGCGATTGCCAGATGATATAGTTGAAGCATATTCATTAGAAGTAGATACATTATTTAAAACGAGTTTGATATGATTAAGACACTATCACCATATTATGTTACAACGCCTTTCACGCTTTTAGGTTCTGAGGTATGCAATAAATATACTTTAGAGATATTAATTTGGCAAGGTGGCAAGATAGCTGATGTACCTGCTGATCCTACTTATAGCATAACAATAAATAACCCAACAGCATCAACAGGTAATAGTAAGGTAAACATATCACGTTTAATAAATTCTTATTTAGAGTTTGTTCCTGTAACTTTAGGAAGTACATCTATGGTTAATAGTGATAATCAAATGTGGGTTAGAACACAGGTTGAATATTATATAGATGATGTTTTACAGCCAGAAATATATCATAGAGATACGCAACTAGCTGTTAAAGGTTATGGCTATGGATTGAGTGGTGAGAATCCAGATACACCTGATAATAAAATATTAATTCGTAATGGTGAATATACAATGACAGAAAGTGGTGTTTTTATAGTTCCAATAGAATTAGATGAAACAGTACCACCTACACCAGAAATAGTAATAACAGGTATAGTACAAGATGGCACAACTTTTAATGCTGATGTAACTTTTACAAACGCTGGTACGTATACAGAATTTAGAATTGAAAAAGTTTTAGGTGCAGTTACTTTAGCAAATACTGTAACTACAACATCACCTCAAACGGTTTCACTACCTGCTTATTCTTCATGGGATGTTACAATGTACGGATATGATGAAGCATCAAATACAAATGTGGTTAGTAATACTTTTCCTATAACAATGGTAGCATAATGGCAGTAGAAATAACAGGTTATCCAAGCACAACAAATTTTAGTATAGCAACTCCAGATACTTTAGAAAGTAGCGAGGTTGTACAATATGTTTTAGTAGATGCTTTAGATTTTGTAGGTGATGAGTATATAGAGGTTGTTTACAATTCACAAACCATTACTATTTATTTGCAAGAGGAATGTAGATATACACCTACTGATATTCATTTCATAAATAAAGAGGGTGCACAGCAGACTTTAACATTTTTCAAGGCAAAAGAAGATAGAATAAAAACAGATAAAGAAACTTACGAAAGTGATCGAGGACAGCCATCGTTAGGCAATCATCAGTATGTGGATTTTAATGTAACGGGTAGACTTTCTTTTAAAGTGGTTAGTGGTTATGTAGATGAAGAAATGAACGATACATTTAAACAACTATTATTATCTTCACAGGTTTGGTTAATTGGTACAAGTCAAGAATACATACCTTTAAATGTAGGCACATCTTCATTAACTTACAAGACAAGACAAAAAGATAGATTAATTAGTTATGAAATAGAATTTGATGCAGCCTACAATGAAATAAACAATGTATAGACTATATTAGAATGTGATGTTTGTTTGCTAAAGAATATTTTTCACTTGCTTCTTTTATAATAAATTGTTCTAATTCTAAAGAATTTTCTTTGCTTAAATTAGTTGCAATAATTTGTATTGAATAATCACAAATAAAATATTTGTTTACCCAAGTTGATGAGAATTGTAAAGGCTGACTTCTTCTTAAAAGAGCTTTTTTTCTCCAAGCCTTTGTTCTGCCCTTTATATCGTATGCTCTTTTTATAACACCAGAACCAATATAAAATATATCAGTATTTTTTCTTCTGTG